GTCTGATCGCATTTGATCTTGAAACCAGTTAAGAACCATCTTACGATCCATGTTACCACCACCCTCGTGTGCTATTGGATAGTATGCACACCAATCGTGTGTGGCTAACGATATACCTACAACGTCACCAACCTTCACAACAGAGCCAGACCCCATTCTTTCGTTTAAGTTTGGATCTTTTGTTTCTAAGTCTATGGCTATCTCATCATACTTTCCAAGATCTGGAAAGTCTGTTGGTGGTGTCCACTCTGTTTGTGGTTTAAATATCATTTTCATGTTTACATTCTCCTGCTATTGCCATGTAGGCAGCTGCATCTACATACGTGTCTGATGTTGGTTGACCAAATTTTGTTCTTGCTACTTTTAATAAAGCCATCATCACAGCAGCATCGTGTGCCGTAATTTCTTTATCTAAGTATGCCGTCCATAGTTTTGCTATGTTGCAATGGTTTTGTATTTTATCGCCGTAAGTTTTTGCTCTAGGTCCAGAAATTAATTCTTTTGCTAATTGTAGTGCTTCCTCTGTTTTCATATTTTATATCCTTTGTATATGTCTTTTGGTCTGATGACGTGTAAATGATTTTTAGTTCTAGTTGCACCAACATAGAATAATCTATTTTCATCATCAGGATTTTGTTCGTAGTTTCTTTGTGTATTACGTGATAGATCTGTCAGGAGAACTACGTTATCCTGCTCACCACCTTTTACGCCATGTATTGTAGATAAAGTTATTCTAGGTTTTGAATTTAACTTCTCACCGTTTTCCCTCATCCTTCTTATATACCTTATTTTTTTCTGTGGCGCATCATCAAAAGCTTCGTACCAAACTTTGTCTGTTTTGAGCCACATTCGCTCTCGTAGAGATTGCATAGTGTGTTTTGCATCTTTGTCCATGTACTTCAAACAATTTTTTTCAAAATGTTTTTCTGACATGTAAGATGATATCCTACTAATTTGGTCGTAATTTATGTCCACACCTTTACGAAGATTTTCCCAATCATTTACAGCAGTGTACAGGTCTTGTTCACTGTTTGTTTTAAATTTGTTCTGATAATACAACCCTTGTGAGTATAATTTATCTTCTAAATCTTTTAACATAAATTTAGTCCTAGCTAGCACTAGCCAATTACCTTGCTTCATGTTAACTTGTTCAAAATCATCGTAATATGAAAGTAGTCCTCTTTGTGTTTTTGGTCTCCACTCTTTTGGTAGTCGGTTTTGTATCTTATTTACTATGCGTGATGCCACATCATGAACTACCTGCGGTATACGGTATGACTGTGTCAACTGCATTATCTTTCCCGTTTGTGCTATAAAACCATCTACGTCTGCACCAGCCCATCTAAATATAGCTTGATCATCATCTCCTGCAATGTAAGTATCCCTTGTTTTATCCCATATTGACCTTGCCATATCCCATTGGGATAATGATAGATCCTGAGCTTCATCTATAAATACAACATCAAATCGTGGAGATCTATCTGATTTAACAAATTCTGTAATCATGTCTGTAAAATCTATTAAGTTATAGTCTTTCTTGTATTGATCTAAATCATGTACAAACTGTTTAAGTTGGTGCACTGTTATATCTTGTGTATGTTCTTTTAAATTATATTGTTGTTCTGGTGTGATACCTCGTAGTTTAGCTATCTGCACTATACGTAGTAAATCACTTTTAGTTGTAAATAATCCTGAGTGTTCGTTGTCGTATTCGTGATAGTCTACTATTAGTCCCATCTTTTTACCTAGATCTTCATAGTGTCTGCGTTGCATAACTTCATCTTTTTTTATACCTAGTCTTCTAAAAGCTAGTGAGTGTAGTGTTCTAAAATATGGTAGGTCATCTTCTGATAGGTTAAACTTAGACATGGCTCTGTCTCTTGCTTCGTAAGCTGCTTTTTGTGTAAAAGAAAAGTAACCGATCTTATCAGGATCGGTTTGTTTTAAATATTTATCTACCTCGTTTAGTAATGTTGTGGTCTTACCTGTGCCGGGTGGACCCAATACAATAGTTTTCAAAACGCATCCTCCTTTTTAAACTTTCTTTCTTTTATTTTAATTTGTTCTTTTTCAAATTGTTTTAGTTTTATAACAGATAATTTCTTTTTTCCTATGTTCATTCTAACGTGCTCACAATCACAATGTTCTAACAACCATAGTATTGTCATATCATATTTTTCTGTCCATTTATGTCTATGTAAAAATTTATGATAGAAGTGTGTAAATATAAAATGATGATGGTCATCTTTATTCCAAACATTACCAGACTCCATATCTTCTTTCGTTGCACCCTCTGCTGTTCTGCTTGTACAATAGTTTTCAAGATGTTGTGCTAGTTGTTCTAGTTTAGTTGCACCGGTTGGTGCTTCTATGATTTCTGGATTAGCCATCAATAATGAAACCATGTCTTTATATTCTTTTGGTTTTATCGTTGGTGGAAATTTGTGTATTTGATTCATACACGCTCTCACAAATAATCTCTGTTCTTGTAGTTCTTCTGCTTTTAATTCTACTCTCTCACCATCCACGTTTAATCTAAATATTTTTGGATCTAATTCTACTATCTGTAAATCAGATAGTTGTGGAAACATACTCTGTGTGCCAATACCATACTTTCTAGTTTTACATAATTGTTTATCGCAGTGATTACACATTGGATCTTCATTACATTTAAAACCATAATCTTTATTGTCTTTTCTAAATTTTGTAATCTCATCATGCCTAAATGGATTTACAAAGTGTTTAAAATTAAATTCATCTAACTTATCAGCCCAACTATCTGGCCATTTCTTTTTTGCATAAACTCTATATTGAAACATTACTCTGTCTCTACCGTCATCTAATTTTTGTTTTGTTAATGATTCAAGACAAGGTGGTCCGTCATCGTACTCTGATGGTGGTCTTTTAATTTGTAAGTCTTGTAATTCTTTTGGTGTAAGAGCACTAACTTTTACTCCATCTAAAAAAGCATCTATTGTAACTGCTTTGCCCATAGGATCAAAGCAATATCTTGTTGTATTTTTACAATTAAAGTATGGTAAATTTAAAAAATTTCCTG